AGATATCAATTTTCGAGTTGGTGGTTTAAAAGGAGATTGTGCTATTCCTGAATCCTGTGATGAATGGAGAAAATTGACTGAAAGTCTTTCTCCGGTTAAACGCAGGTTATTATCAGCCACACAGTTCTAATGTTAACTTGACACGGCCTTCGGGCCGTGTCATACTGAATTTTTATATTATGAGGTTATTGAATGTCGAATCACATGTTGTGGGTGGAGAAGTATCGTCCTAAAACGATTGAAGATTGTATCCTTCCCGATTCTTTGAAAGCAACTTTCCAAGAATATGTTAATAGAAAAGAGATTCCCAATCTCTTGTTGTCTGGTACCGCCGGTGTTGGTAAAACCACAGTCGCAAAGGCTTTGTGTGAAGAAGTTGGTTGTGACTATATCGTAATCAACGGTTCTGATGAGAACGGTGTTGATACCATCCGTGTTAAAATTAAAAACTATGCTTCATCCGTTTCTTTGATGGGCGGCCGCAAGGTCATCATCTTAGATGAGGCAGATTATCTTACACCTAACGCACAAGCGATCCTACGTGCATCCATTGAAGAATTTGCTAACAACTGTTCGTTCATATTCACTTGTAACTTTAAGAATCGGATTATTGATCCTATACATTCTCGTTGCACTTGTATTGACTACAAGTTAAATGGTTCTAAAGCCAAGATGGCAACCGCTTTCTTTAAACGTGTTGAAAGTATTCTTACACAAGAAAATATCACATACGAAAAAGATGTGGTTGCGGCCATCATCACTAAACACTTTCCAGACAATCGCCGTATTCTAAACGAATTGCAACGATATGGTGTTTCAGGTAATATTGACAAGGGTATTCTTGGTTCTGTTGCTGATGTGCAACTGACTGACCTTATCAAGTCATTGAAGTCTAAAGATTTTGCTGGTGCTCGTAAATGGGTAACACAAAACTTAGACAATGATCCTGCAAAAATCTATCGTAAGATTTATGATGGTTTGTATGAACTATTACAACCAAACTCGGTTCCTCAATTGGTTCTTCACTTGGCTAAGTATCAATATCAAGCCGCTTTTGTTCCTGACCACGAAATCAATATGATTGCCTGTTTGACAGAAGTCATGGTGGATTGTGAGTTCAAATAATGCCTGATTTATTCAAAGAAATTGTTCCGTCTATTCTTCAAACCAAGAAGAATGTATTTGATGGTGAAGTTGACTATAAAGACTATAATAAGTTTGTGGTCAATCGTGCTTTATCTTTTCACATGGACTGTGTATTGTATGCAAACGAAATGAATCTGTATCCAGATTTAGATTCCGATATGCAATACCAGTATCTTCTAAATACAATCAGACCTATGAAACGTAAGTTTCAGCCATGGCAAAAAGCCGAGGTCTTAAAGGATATAGAATGTGTCAAGCAGTATTTTGGTTACTCCAACGAAAAGGCCAAAGAAGCATTGCGTATTCTTGATGATGAACAAATCGCTGAGATAAAAGCAAAAACAAATAAAGGCGGAGTGAATAATGATAGGAATACAAGACCTAGTTGAAGTTACATTAACTGAAACAGATGATTTTTTAAAGGTCCGTGAAACTTTAACAAGAATTGGTGTATCATCTAAAAAAGATAAAACACTTTTTCAATCTTGTCATATTTTACATAAACAAGGTAAGTATTACATAGTTCACTTTAAAGAATTGTTTGCATTGGATGGTAAACCAACCGATTTGACCGAGAATGATTTGTCTCGTAGAAATGCTATTGTTAAGTTGTTACAAGATTGGGGTTTGGTGAAGGTTATCAATGAATCTCAGATTCAAGTTCCAGAACCAATCTTCATTAGCCAAGTCAAGATTATTTCTCACAAAGAGAAACATGAATGGCAACTCGTTCCGAAATACAATATTGGCTCTAAGAAAAAAGTATAAATATAAGACAGGCCCACCTTAGGGCTGTTTGACGTTCACGGTAAAAGGCGTCCGAGAGATTTCACTACCACTCGTTAGTTGGTCCAGTATAAAGTAAGCTGGAAAATGATACGCCTTCGGGGTATCGCATTTTATTAACTCGCTTTTTAGGAGAAAAATATGACATATCTAAAAGATGTCTTCGGCAAAGACCTGTTCGGTCAATTCATTGGCTTTGAAGAAACTATGGATGCTCTACGCAGAGCAACAGAGCATACAGCCAAATCAATGGGTTATCCCCCATACAATATCAAACAAGTAAAAGAAAACAAGTACGTCATTGAAATGGCAGTTGCTGGTTTTGCTAAGTCTGATATTGAAATCACAATGGACGGCAACAAACTTGTCATCAAGGGTCTTGCAAAAGATGATGCAGATGACGAACATTTCCTATACAAGGGAATTGCAAACCGTGCTTTTGAACGTGTCTTTACAATCAATGATAAGATTGAAATCAAAGATGCGGAATTAGCCAACGGTATGTTAAAAGTTTGGTTGGAAAATATCGTCAAAACACAGGATGCTATCAAGAAAATTGGTATCAAATCTAAAGATGAATAATTGGTGGCCTGTTACCGATGAGGAATGGGAACGCCTGAATTATCCAGAAAAGTTCCGCTAAGTGAACAAGGGGGCTTGCCAAAGTCCCCTTCTTGTGATATACTTCTCAACATCATGAAAAAAGTTGAAAACAATCCAATCAAAATGCGTAGCCGATTGAACCCTACGGAGTTCTATTGGACTTATTCGTCTTGGGATTCTAATTTTGTGGATGGTGTGGAGTTTCTACCTGTTACAAGATTTGATCCATCGGATAACCGTACAAAACAATTATATTATGTTCGTAAAGACTCCTTGGAGAAGGTGAGAAATGTCTAAATTATATCTTGTTGAAACCATTTCAATGTTTCGTATGCGTTATGTCGTGGAATGTAAAGAAGAAGGTCATGCCTTGGATGAAGTAACCATGCATACCACTGGTGGTGAAGAACTCAAAGAGTTTTCTCAACAACATCTGGATGAAATTATTAGTTCAAGTCGTGAACTTTCTAAGATTGAATATCTGGACTTGTTTGACATAGATAATGATTATTTGAAGAATTGGTCTGCACAAGAAAAGATGAATCTTGTAAATGTCGTGGATTACAGTAAGTAAAATCTTCTGGCGTTAGTTCAACGGATAGAACAGTAGCCTTCTAAGCTATTAATAGAGGTTCGATTCCTCTACGCCGGACCAAATTAAAGGAATTATAATGTCAGTTACTTTGAAAAACCTAGAAAGTGCATTGGCCGGTGAGTCAATTGCACATATTAAATATCGTTACTTTGCCAAGTTGGCTCGTGCAGAAGGCTTTGAAGATGTTGCAAAACATTTTGAAGAAACTGCCGATCAAGAAATCAAACATGCATGGGGTCATTTGGAATTGTTGGTCGGTAAGCGAACCACTAAGGAATGCTTACAACTTGCTATTGATGGTGAAACATATGAGTTTACTACAATGTATCCTCAGTTTGAAGCCATTGCAGTTGCAGAGGGTAAGACCGAAGCACAGAAAGAAATCCAAGAGCAGATTGCTGAGTCTAAAGAACATGCCGCACAATTTGCCGCTATCTTGGCTAAGGCAGAAAAACGTTTTGCCGCATTGGCTAAAGTTGAAAAACGCCATGCAGAAGCATATATTAAAGTATTAGGAGGTATCTAAAATGGGTGAACGTGTTTATGTTTGTGTCGTTTGTGGACACACCTTGTCTGAAGCAGATTATCTAAGTTTACCTGATTCTGTTACTTGCCCCGAATGTGGTGTGAGTAAAGAAGATTATGTTTTGATGGAATAAAAATTAAGCGACTATAGCATAGAGGTAGTGCCGAGAACTCATAATTCTTACGGGGTAGGTTCGAATCCTACTGGTCGCACCATATATTATGAAGCAGAAGTTTATTGATTATTTCATGGACATTGCAAGTCGGACAGCCGGACTAAGTTCTGCCGTCCGATTGAAAGTTGGTTCTATCATTGTAAAAGATGATAGAATCATTTCTATTGGTTATAATGGCATGCCGCCAGGTTGGACTAATGAATGTGAAACTAAACACTATTGTGATGATGGTGATTATAGTGAACAATTGCTTCCAAAACAAGCAAATCAGTGGATAAACTATAAGTTAACAACCAAACCAGAAGTCATCCATGCAGAGGCAAATGCCATTGCTAAACTGGCTAAATCCAGTGAATCAGGTGATGGTTCCACAATGTTTCTGACACATGCACCATGTATTGACTGTGCAAAACAGATATTTACCGCAGGAATTCGTAAGGTTTTCTATAAAGAAGATTACCGAAATGACCAAGGTGTTGTATTTTTACAACAGTGTGGTGTGGAGGTTGACAAGTACTCTAAATAGGTGTATAATGGCTTCTTTAAGGAGCATCTATGTCTATTAAGATTGTTGGAAGTCCCGATAAAAACTTTACCCCCTATGTTCATAGGGCCGCTAAGTTTTATGCTGATAGTTTATTAACTAAGCAGATGCAGGATTATACTTCAATCGTAATCAAATTCAAAAAAGACATGCAAGTATTTGGTTATGCATATGTTGAAGGTTATAATTCTAGGAATATGCCTAGAGAGTTTCTAATAGAAGTTAATCCAGATATTGGAGTACCAAATATATTAGAAACAATTGCACATGAAATGGTGCATATTAAGCAATTTGCTTATGGTCATACAAATGAAACATTAAGTAAATGGCATGATTTAAAGATTGATTCCGATAATATGGATTATTGGGACCATCCTTGGGAAATAGAAGCACACGGTATGGAAAGTGGTCTATTAACTAAGTTTGTTCATAAAGAAAGATTATGGGAAGTATTTTCTGGCTTTAGAAATCCAGAAGAACCATTGAAGAAAAGAAAGATTAATTGGAAAAAACCAATTTCTAAAAATTAAGTTGCATATATAATAGTATATTAAGGAGTTTATTTTGTTTTTCACGTCCAAATCATTGTTAACATGTGAGTATCGCACACCATTTATTGGTAGCGATAATCAACCATGGGCGCATGTAAACGGGGTTAGTGGAACATAACAGAATAAAATCTAATTAAATTTCACTAAACCTCACAACGAAAGTTCTGAGGTTTTTTTATTTGGTGTTGCGTAAAAACAACACACGGTTGACAAAGACCATCGTGTCTGTTAGAATTCAACCTTGTTCTTTAAAAATTAAGTGTATTCTTTTTTGGCCATTCCGCAAGGAGTGGCCATACTCAAACGCATTAGATATTTTTTAGTGTATTTGAGTATGTTGGGGTGTCGCCTAGAGGCCTAAGGCACTGGTCTTTGAAATCAGTATCATGAGTTCGAATCTCATCTCCCCTGCCATATAAAAATACATTATAGCAACACATGAGCAGGTTGTTAACTTCCGCTGGTTACGCCAATCGTAAGTGGGTGAAGGTAGTGTATTTCTATATGGTTTATTGGAAACGTGGCAGAGTCCGGTTGATTGCACCTGTCTTGAAAACAGACGATCCGAAAGGGTCCGTGAGTTCGAATCTCACCGTTTCCGCCAGTCATCTCGGTCAGCACTGTGGGAAGCGCAGATAGACAATACTAGAACAAGGTTCGAATCCAAACTGAGATATGGAGAGTGGGCAGGATGGTAATGCAGCGGATTGCTAATCCGTAGACCGTAGTAATACGGTCACAGGGTTCGACTCCCTGACTCTCCACCAAGTTGTGTTGCAACTGATTTGAGGAACTCCCGTCCACCTCAATGAGAATGACAAAAAAACGGGGCCATATTCATGTACGTGTGACCTGAACGGTTAGGGTGCGGATTGCAAATCCGTTTTATGCAGGTTCGATTCCTGTCACGTACTCCAAGTTTGTTGTATTTTTACAACAGTGTTTGACAAAGTTGTTGGTTGTGTTATAATTCATCCATGAATTGAGAAATCAATCAATTGTTCTTTAAAAAGTTAAGTGTATTTTTATTCCGTTGGACTTCTGGTGAGGTCAGTAGGCTTTCAACTTACGCAGGCGAGTTCGATCCTCGTACGGAATACCATTTGTTTTGCTGATGTAAGCCATGAGGTAAACGTCAACCTTGAGTAACTCTGTCGATAAACGGTAGTGTGGCCACCAATTCCGTTGAGACTTAGCAAATAGTGCGTCAGCAAAACAAATGGTAGTATGCGGGTGTAACTCAGAGGCAGAGTATCTGGCTTTTAACCAGAGAGTCGAGATTTCGAAATTCTCCACCCGTACCAAAAGTTTTTTGCCCCGATGGTGGAATTGGTAGACACGGTGGTCTTAGAAGCCACTGCTTCGGCATCCGAGTTCGAGTCTCGGTTGGGGCACCAATTTAGGTCTGTAAGTGTTCATGGACGCACGTTGGCTTGTCACGCCAAAAGAAGGGGATCGTTACCCCTATAGACCGCCAAGTTTACCCGGTTAGTTAAATGGTATAACAAACGCTTGATAAGCGTTAATCAGAGGATCGATACCTCTACTGGGTACCAAATCCCGTTACTACTTTCGTAAAAGTGGCGTTTGATTAACGATAGAGATCCGGTGGCAGAAGACCGTTAGCGGAGAAATCCAGAATCTGATAGGCAGTATTCCTCTGCACACAGACTGTAGAATAAAAGGAATGGACAGAGTAACCGCTCAATTAAGGGCTTGTGTGGAAACAAGTAGCTTATCCTAATTTTGGAGATGTAGGAAAATTGGTAACCCCAGTGGACTGTAAATCCGCCGCCTCTGGCACTACTGGTTCGACTCCAGTCGTCTCCACCAATTTTATGGGCTGTTAGTTAAATGGGATAACATCGGCTTTGCAAGCCGAGATTGAGAGTTCGATTCTCTCACGGTCCACCATAGATATATAAGTATACGCCCTATTAGTATAATGGCATTACACCGGTTTTGTAATCCGGGTACGGGAGTTCGATTCTCTCATGGGGCACCATCTTTTTGCAGTCGGATAGTAACCGTGTTAGGGTCCACCTAACATTTACGTGGGAATCGTAATGACTGCTCCATTTTTCTCCGTATAGCGTAACCTGGTAGCGCCCCTGCTTTGGGAGCAGGTAGTGGGGGTTCAAATCCCTCTACGGAGACCATTTTTATTCCCCTTAAGCAAACTAGGTGTAGGCGGCGGACTGTTAATCCGTGAAGCGTGGTTCGAACCCACGAAGGGGAGCCAATTATAAGGAGTGTTAAATATGAGTGACGGTGGCAAAGGTTCAAGTCCTAGACCATATAGTGTATCTCAAGAAAAGTTCGCTAGTAATTGGGATGCAATATTTGGTAAGGATAAGAAATCGAAACAAGAGAAGGCTCTTGATGAGTTGGCTCGAATTTCGGATGAGTTGGGACTCCGCTATGATGATGTGGAGAATCCATTAGTAAAGAAATAATATCTCAGTAGTGTAATGGCAGCACAACGGTCTCCAAAATCGTTTGTGAGGGTTCGAGTCCTTCCTGGGATGCCAATTTAAGGATTGATATGAAAAATTTCGACATTCAAGCGGTAAAAGAATTCTTAAAAAAACAAGGACCAGATACTAAAGTTTATCTTGGTGCAGATTCCGAAAGAGTTCGTGTTGATGGTGTATGGTATGCAGATTATGCTTTGGCTGTCGTAGTTCATATTAATGGCCGTCATGGCTGTAAAATCTTTGGTTATGTTGAACGTGAGTTAGATTATGACCATAAAAAATCTAAACCTGCTATGCGTTTGATGACAGAAGTATATAAGGTTTCAGAATTGTTCCAAAGTC